TTATTTCTTAAAGAGGTTATTTAATAGTGTAGCAGTATTACTTTTCATATCGTCCATAATATGAGTATAAGTGTTTAATGTAATGCTTATATCCCTATGACCAAGCCTATCAGATACAACCTTTATATTTTCACCATTAAATATTAATAACGTTGCGTGGGTGTGTCTTAATCCATGGAATGATATTTGTTTTAATTGCATATAATCACCAGGAACTGCTTTATCTTCTTTTTCAATTTCATCAATAGACCTTTTATATTTGGCAACTGTTTTAGTAAAATTCATTGATAAATTACGGGGATTACACATAATACCCTCACGATTTAATATAACAAAGTCACTTTCTAAGGCATTTCTATCTTCCTTCATAGACTTCAATAAGTCAATTAATACTGGAGGTATAGAAATATTCCTATGGCTTGTAGAAGTCTTTAAAATTGACGAGAATATCAATTCTTTATTAATCCTATCTTGAATGACTTGACTATTAACTTCTATAGATCCACTTTCTAAATTAACATCACACCATCTTAACCCACAAAGTTCTCCAATCCTTAAACCAGTAAGAACATCTAAAAAAATTGGAGTATATAAGTAATGGTCTTTTATTTCATTTAAAAAGAAATCAATTTCTTCTTTAGTCCAAAATTCAATAGCTGGTTTCACTAATTTCTGTTTTTCTATATCAGTTGGTAGATCATATATTAACTTTGATTTTTTTGCATATTTTAAGCAGCCATTAACAATATCATATACTTTTTTTGCTGATACTGGCTTCATATTTTTTTCGCTTATCAATTTATTATAAAAGTCTTGAATGATTGATGTGGTTAATTCACTAAGTTTATAATTTCCAATCATAGGCACTACATGAGCATTTATTCTGTATATATAATCATTCTTGGTATTGATACTTACATTTAAAACTTTATACTCATTAAACCATTTAAGGATATAGTCTTTTAAAAGTATATTGCTATTTGTTGGAGCAATATAACCTTTATGTTTTTTACCTAATGTATCAGTTACCCACTTTTCAGCATCTTTTTTATTCTTAAAGCCTTGTTTACGTGTTTTAACTTGTTTTCCATCTTCATATCCTAGGCTTACAGTAGCTTTCCAATTATATTTTGATAATTGTTCATAACTTGCCATTTATTCACCAGCCTTGTTAGTTATTTTTGAATTCTTCAAGTTTTAATTTAATTGCAAAATCAATAGACATAAAAAGTTCATCTATTTGATTATCAGTTAAGGAATCTACATCAACTGAAAAGCTATTTTTTAATATAAATCTTTTAGGATTTTTAATTTGTCCAAAGTAGGAATTAAATACTTTTGATGTATTACTTTCTTCCTTGGGAAAAATTAAACTTTTGTTTCTCTTTTCTAGTATAGTATCGTGTCCGTCATACATATCATAATTTAATAAATATGCTAATTGAATTCCAAGAGCATCAGCAATCTTTTCTAATTTATCGTAAGATGGTTTAGAACCATTTTCTATACCCCATATAGTGGTTTTTGCAACTCCACTATTAGAAGATAATTCATCTAAAGACCAACCTTTTTTCGTACGAAGTTCTTTTATTTTTTCACCTAAAAGATTATTATTTTCTGAATTAGTCATAATATACCTCCTATAAATATTAAAATTAAAGATTCTATAAATATTATAATTCAATATTCGGAAAATAAAACAAAAAAAATGAAATAGTAAGAAAACATTAAAAATAAAGAGATAAACAAACATAATTTAAAAAAATAACGATATTCAGCATTCGGAATTATTTGTTTTGTATTCGGAATATGGTACAATGTTTTTGAAGGGGGAGAGATAGAAGAATGAATAATAATTTAAGAAAAATAATAAAAGAGAGAAATTTAAAATATGATGATATATCTAGAGATATAAACATAGGAAGGACTACAATTTATCAGATAGCAAATAAAAAAAGTATTCCTAGTGTAGAAATTGCACTTAAATTATCACGACATTTAGAAATTCCGTTGACAGAATTATTTTATTTAGAAGAGGAATAACAAAAATTATCTAAATATAAAATCTCATCTATATTCTAAAATGACAATGCAGAGCAACGACAAAAGTAAATTGCAATGATTTACATAAATAAATTATGGAGGTGCTGGAGCATGGAAGAATTAAAAGAGCAATTACTAAAAGGCACATTTTATTATTCTAATTCTAACATACTGGTAAAAGGCAAGGTCTACAATGTTATAAGCTATGATGATGGACAATTAGAAATACTTTTTCATGGTGGAATAGTGGACTTGTACAAAGATAAATTAACAAAAGTAAGACGTCCACCTAATATAATAAGCGTGTTTAAATGGTGCTACTCACTGAAAAATGATGATAATGAGTGTATTGGATATATTGGAGAAAAAGAAGGAAAAGAGGTGTTATAGATTATGGCAAAGCAAGAATTATTGAAATTATTTCAAGTTGCAGAGGAAACAGGGTTGCCATTGTCAACTATTCAAAAACATGTCAGAGAGGGGAAATTAAAGGCTACTAGGAATGGTAGAGAATATCTAGTCATTAGAGTAGATTTAAACAAGTATCTGGGCATTGAGAGCAATGATGATGTATTGAAAAAGGATTTAAAAATTGCACAACTTGAAGGTAGAATAAAATCTTATGAAATGCAGTTTAAGGCTATTAAGGGAATGGTAGCGAATTTAGATAATCTTATCGGATTATAAAACACAGGAGGAGCAATGTGGCACAAAGAAGAATGGTTTCATTAAAAATAATCGATAGTGCAAGATTTTTAAAAATGCCTATGTCAACAAGACTACTTTATTATGATTTATGTATTAGAGCAGATGATGACGGTATAGTAGAAGGATTTAACATTTTAAGGGTAACTGGTGCAACGGAAGATGATTTAAAGGTATTAATTTCTAAAAATTTTATTAAGGTTCTTAATGAAGATTTAGTTTCGTATGTTATTGATTGGACAGAACACAACAAGATAAGGGCAGATAGAAAAACAGATAGTATATATAAAGAGTTATTATTAAAAACATTGCCAGATATACAGTTATTAGAACCCAAAGAGAGAGCCGATTTAAAGAAGAAAAAAGAATGGACGTCCACGTGTCAGCCAAAGGACGGCATAGGTAAGGATAGGTTAGGTAAGGATAGGTTAGGTAAAGTTAATAATATATATTCATCCGAAACGAATGAATATAGACTATCATTATTACTTAAAGATTTAATTATCAATAGAGATAGTAAATCAAGAGCCAAAGATTGTGATTTACAAAAATGGTGTATTCATATTGATAGACTTGTTAGATTAGATGGAAGAACACCAGGAGAAGTAGAAAAGGTTATTATGTGGTGTCAGAATGATAGTTTTTGGTGTAGCAATATTCTTTCTACAGAAAAATTGAGAAAACAATTTGATACTTTATATCAGCAAATGAAAATAGGAATGTCAAAAAGTAAAGGGGAGGTAATAGGGAATGAAGAACCAACAAGAAAATCACATAGAAAAAGTTTGTAGTGAATGTGGAGGGGTGCAGCAATACAATATTATACAACTAGGAAAAACAAAAATTGAAGTAATAATCAAAAGATGTAAATGCCTTGAAGATAAGGCTAAAGTATTAGAGGATAAAAGAAGGATTGAAGAAGAAAAAAGAATGAAGAGGGAAAATGAGGATCATGTTCAGCATTTGAAAAAAAAGTGCATGATAGATATTAAATTTAAAAATAGCACTTTTTTAAACTGGAACAAATCCAAGAATTCTAAAAAGGTTATGGATATATGTAAAAATTACTTTAAAAACTTTAATGCAAATTATCAAGAAAATATAGGAATGTTTTTAACAGGTGGTGTTGGCATAGGGAAGACATATGCCGTATCAAGTCTAGCTAATGAATTGATGGATAATGGTGTAGGTGTAATATGTACGTCAATAAATTCATTATTGAGGAGGTTTAAGGATGCTTACTCAAATGGTGTAAGTGAAAGTATAGTTTTGAATGATATATTAAGTGCTAAGTTATTAATATTAGATGATTTGGGAACAGAGCAGAATACAGAATGGTTTAATACTATATTTTATGAGATTATCGACACAAGATATAGAACTAATAAACCACTTATAATAACAAGTAATTTATCTATAGAGCAGATAGAAAATAGATATCATGAGCGAATTAATAGTAGAATATTTGAAATGTGTATACCAATTGATTGTGGTCATGGAGATATAAGAGAAATTGAATCTGAAAAAAAGTTAAAAAAATTAGCCCTTGAATTACAAGAGCAAAATTAAAAGGATAGCACTCATAAAGGTACTAACCATACTCACAATATGATTATACACCTTTGTGATTGCTCCTGTAAATACTAGGAGGGAAAATATGAGTAAACATGAATCTGAATTTATTGAGTTTCGTTACAATGGAAGAAAATTTAATTTCAAAGAAGTGGATATGAATGGTTTTTTGTTTGGATTAAGGTTTAATTTTCCAAATGAATCCTATTTATACCTAAACGGAAAACTTGATAAAAGAAAAAAACAATTAATTAGACATAATTTGATAACTGGAAGAGGTTCAAGAAAAATAACATTTGAAACAAAGGAGTGTAATCATTATGAACAATAATATAGTTAAAGGTCAATATGGAGAATATAAGGTATTAGATAGATGTATTGTAGTTGGATATCATTTTTTTAATTCAATTGATGAAATAGAGAAATATAGATATTTTAGGTTAAAAAGCAATTTGAAAAGTATGGATAATGTACTTAATGAAGCAATAAAAGTAATGAAAGCCAATGGCTTAGTGGTATCAACAATACAATAAATAACAAGGTGTTCATGATGAACACCTTTTTATATTTTAGTAAGCTATTGACTTACGCTAACTTACAATGTAATATATAAATTAAAGGAGATGATAAAAAATGGCAACAAAACAAATTACAACAAGAATTGAAGAGGATTTAATTGAAAAAGTACAAGAAAGAATAAACTCAATTAAATCAGATTCAAGAGGAGGTACTGAAATAAATTTGTCTACTGTAATAAGATATGCATTAGAAAAGTATCTTGAAGAGCAGAAAGAAATTGATAGAGGTGTAGTCAATTTAAAATTTGAAATTGATAAATTTAGTCTTTCAGATTTAGAAAAATTAGAACCTACAGTAAATAAATTAAGCGATACATTTTCAGCAGGATATAAAGAAAATATTGAATTTTCTAAATCTGCTTTCATGTTAGATGAAGCGATTAAGTACCAAATTTATAAGTTAAAAGAAAATAAATAAGTTTGGAGGTGAGAAAATGAAAAAGAAAATTTTAGAATTAAGAGCAGTAGAAAATTTAAAAGGTATGACAGAAGAATTATTGGAAACAAAACTAAAAATAAATAAAATGGTTGATGAACTTGAGAAAGATGAAAAAAGAGCATATTTCAATGATGAAGAGAAGAAGGAATATAATTCATTAGTTGAAAGGGCAGAAGATTTGCAACAAGAAATATTAAAAATAGAAGATGAAAGAGAAAAAAAGATAAATTTTAATAATGCGGAATTTAGAGCAATAGAAAATGTAATATTACCAAATGAAAAAATCGAAAAGAGGTCATATTCAGATAATAGTAATCCTAATATGGATTTTGGAAAACTTGTAAAAGGCATGGCAGGTAAAGGGTGGAACGGTGCAAAAAAAGAACAGGAACACTATAGAGCAATGCAAAGTGCAGAGAATAGCGTTATTATTCCACAGGTATTAGCAGATAGAATTATTGATGTAGCGAGAACAAAGTCAGCATTATTTGGTAAAACACCAGTAATTCAAATGGATAATAATAATTTATCAATAGCAGTACAAACAAAAGACGCAGTTGCAAACTTTGTTAATGAAGGTGAATTGATACCAACAGGTGAAGCACTTTTTGAAAAAGTAGACCTTAAAGGAAAAACATTAGCAATATTTATTCCAGTAAGCGAAGAATTATTGGATAGTGCAAGTAATTTAAGCAACCAATTATTAAATAGTAGTGCAATGGCTATTGGGTTAGCACTTGATAAAGCTATGCTATATGGTAAAGGTGTAGTAGAAGGCTCACCAACAGAAATAAAAGGCATATCAGAATATGCAACAATCAACAAAGTATCACATACAGGAGCAACCTTGGATTATGACCTATTAATAAAAGGTTTGAAGAGTTGTAAGAGTTCAAACATAGAACCGAACAATATAGTTTATAGCACAGATATGGGAATGGATTTAGCAATGCTAAAAGATAGTCAAGGACAATATATTACAAAGCCATCAGCATTAAATAATTATACTATATCTGAAAGTAATAATGTAAACGCTAATGAAAGTTATATATACGATAGCAACTCATTATTATTAGGATTGCATAAAGGTGTAACTATAGAGTGGGGAGTATCAGGGGATATGTTCCAAAGAATACAAAAAGGGTTAAGAATATATCTTAGAGCAGATTTAGGGGTAATTAATCCTAAAGGAATAACCCAAGCAACATTTACAAAGATGGCATAAAAAATAAGCAATTCTATTTCAAGAGCAATGATAAGTTTAATTTCTTCTTATCATTGCTCTAAAAAAATAATTAAAGTGAGGTGATTAAAATAAAAACAGTAAAAGCTATATTAGATGATGAAAAAATTAAAGAAATTGAGGATTATTTAAAAAATGAAAATGAAAGAGATTATATATTATTTCTATGTGGGATAACATTAGGACTTAGAATAAGTGACATATTAAGCCTTAGAGTGGGTGATATAGTCAATAAGGATAATATCTATATTACAGAAAAGAAAACAGGCAAATCAAAGGAAATAGCAATAAGTAAGAAATTAAAAAATGCTATTAAAATTTATTGCAAGGATGCAGATAAAAAAGATTATTTGATAAAAAGTAGGCAAGGTATTAACAAGCCTATTGGAAGAGATAGGGCATACAGAATAATAAGAAATGTTGCAGAGCTATTTGGATTAGATAGAATAGGAACTCATTCATTAAGAAAGTCATTTGGAAGAAAATATTATCAAAAATATGAGGATATAGAGGGGTTAAGAAAATATTTTAATCATAGCACTGTCAGTGTAACAAGAAGTTATATAGGATTAGAACAAGAAATTATAAATAAGAATGTAAAAGAGTTATGGGATTAAATTTAAAAAAATCTATAAGAAACACATAACGAAACAAGGTCGGTACTCATTAAAATAAAATTGATTTAAAGGCAGATAAATCAATAGTTAGAAGGTCATAGAGTGACAAACACACAATTATAAGATATGTATTTCTCATAAGTGAGTAAGTAAATAGGCTATAAGAATAGATATATCAATGGTTTAGAGTATATTTAATAAATCAGTTTAGGCATTAGAAATATTAAGAAATTTTAGGGATATAAGAAAGTCGGGAAATATGATTTAAAAAAGTCAAAAAAAAGTTAAAAAAAGTAGGTGAAAGGATGAAGAGAGAGGACAACATAAAATCAGCGTTAAGCCTTGCAAATAAAGGATTTACAAGAAATGAAATAATTGAAAAACTGAATATTTCAAGGAGAACATTAGAAAGGTATCAGAAAATAAATAGTGAATTAGCGACAAAAATTAAAGAGAATGAAAAAGAAATAAGTCAACTAATAAAAACTGCTTTCAAGTTAGCCAAGGGATATGCTACTAAGGTGCAAAAGGTAGTTAAGGTTAAAGATGGTTATGAGATGGTAGAGGTTGAAGAAATTGTAGCACCTAATGCTGATATGATTAAGTATCTATTAAACAATAGGGATAGGCTTAATTACTCTAATAATCCTAATAAAGATAGGATAGATAAAGAACTATTAGAACTTAAAAAGAAAGCCAATAATTTAGGGTTGTTTTAAAAGGAGATTGGAAGATGAAGAGGAAAGAATCAACTTATAATAAGGCTACTGGATACTATTATTATGATGAAGTTCCAATGATAGTGAACGGAGTAAAAGAGATAATAAAAATAAAAAAATATAGAAAGCCAATGTTAGCAGCACAAAAAAGAATTTTAAATAAAAATAAATAG